TAATTCTACTAACTCTCATAATGTTTTCACCATCACCTCTAAGGTCAGCCATATTTGTAGCTGCTCCTCTTACAACTTTTTGTGTAATATCATAATCACCTGATGTAATGTTAGCTGGTATAGCAGCAGTTACTCCTTCTCTTACTTGATTAACCCCTGTTTCATGCTCATAATAATATGTAACTCCTTCTGTGTTTCCTTGTACATCAAAAGAAGTGTCTGTATCTGCATCATATTGAGTTCCATGAGGTAAACCAAATACAGCAGAATCCTCCCATGTTGTTCTAGGAAATAAACTACTGGCATTAGTAAACCATATAGGTCTTTTAGCTGTTGAATCTAAATAACTATACATAACCGCTCTATTAACATTGTTAGATGTGGCGGATGGATAAAACCATGTAACTTCACCAAACAAGTTATTTATACCGGCATAAACTAATTGATTAGATGTAGTGTTAAGATCGTCATAAACAAAATCTTCAACTAAACAATCCATAGATTCTAATTTACCAGTGTATCTAAAGAAACCATTATCAGACATCCAGTATGCAGCACCATCAACTTCAACAGCTGCATTCATTCCTATCAATCCACAGTTAGTACCTACTTGTTCAAAAGCAAATGTAAATGGAGTTCCAACAAATCTCATAGTAAATAAAGAAGTATCAGACCAAATATAAATAGCATTTCTACCTAGTTTACCACCCATGATCCGTGATCCAGCAGCCAGTCTTTGTGTACCAGCGGTATTTTCTGCTGTAGGTGTGTAATCATTAATATTTTCTTGAGAAGAAAATCTTATAAACATATCATCTTGTGTGGTTTTATCACCTATAGTTGTTTCTGTTCCAAAAAATACTAAGTGACGATCGGGTGTTGACACTAACATATCACGTGACGCTGTTGGTGCACCAGTTATAATAGTTGCACGTGTTGCTGTTGCATTAGATGCATCACCGTTCCATTCAAAACATTCACCGTTATGTATTAATGCAATAAGAGTTGACCCTAAATTGTCTAATGACCATAGACCAGGATCTGTTATTGAATCTGTGTTTACTGCAGCAGAGCCCCATCCTGTCCATTGAGAAGTGTTGGTTACTGTAGCACCGCTAGAATGGGATGCGTTAGCTGTTCCCCTAACATTTCTAGTAATCCCTGTTAAATTGTTTCCGGCTACACCTGTGTAAGAAATTTCTTCTGAGTCTACTTGAATAAAGTTAGTACCGGTAGTTGGAAATCCTGTTGTACTTGTTAAAGTAATATTTGTTCCTGATCCACCTGTACCAAAAGCATTAGCACTTAGTGATCCATTTAGTGTTGTTGTTTTAACTCCTAACACTTCTCCACCCCATAAAGGTATACCCCAACCAAAAGCACCTAGTTGTTCTGCTGGTCCTACATGATAATATCTAAAAAAAGTAATAGCTCCAGAAGTAGATGCCCCACTACCTGTTTCATTACTAGGCATTGTAATTGTAAAGTTGTTAACATCTATAATAGATGTAACCATAAATTTTTTATCAGCAAAATCAGAAGCTCCAAAATTAGAGTTAGTGATAGCACTAAATGTAGTAGCATCACCAAATAAAATTATATCTCCTGCTTGAAACCCATTTCCATTTGCTGTTATGGTAACAGTTGGTGATCCATTACTAGTACTAAACGCACTTGTAATTGCTGTTCCTGATGGATTAACTAAAGGGTGTATGTCGTAATAAACACCACCAGAATATACATATAAAATTCTATTAGTTCCTATAGCTGCAAATTTAATAGAATCTTTATTAACAAAATGATGCAATCCTCGTGCGACCCCTGTTAATTTATCTTGTCCTAATTGATTCCAACCACCTATTTTTTCAGGTGTGCCATATCTAAAACGTACGTTTTCTCCACCTGTCCACTGTGATTCAGCGCCGGTAGATGTAACTTGTTTATTGAATCCTGGTAAAAATCCTAATTTTTGTAACATATAAAAACCTTTGAAATAACTAATTTACACTATATATTAAATACATAGAGAATGAAAGTTAGAAAATGATATTTCAAAACGTAGAACTGCTTGAAACTGATAAGTTTCAATACTTATTAATCCATAAAAATGGTTCTTCAAGTGTAAGTAAATGCATGGAGAGTTTAGATTTTAACCTTACTAACAGGGTAAATTTAACTAAAATGAGATGGACAGTAATTAGAGATCCCTATGAAAGGTTTATTTCAGGTCTTAAATATGATTTAGATAGACACAATTTAGATATTGAAAGTATAGATCATTCAGAATTATACAATTCTTCTACCAATGTTTTTGCAAGAGAAAGAGGACATACAAACCACACTGCTTCACAAATTCCTCATTTAATGAATACCCATATTAATTGGTATGTTGAATTAAAAGATCTAAACACATTCTTAAAAATGCATTTTAATAAAATAGAGTGCTGTAACTCTAATAATAATGACATTAAAATTAATTTAGACAAGAAGGAAATAATGCAGTATTTAAATTTAGATTACTATATTTATAATAAGATATTAAATTCATCTTATTTATGGAAATGGCAAGTTGGAAAAATATTCTAATGATAATAGCAGGAATTCATTCAAATCATAATGCTGGGGTCACCTTAATTGACAGAGGACATATTGTTTTTTCTACAGAAGAAGAAAGAATGTCTAGAATTAAAAGAGACTCTAGTCCTTTTTTAACTATAGGTAAAATAAGATATGAATACATGCCTATAGATACACAACTATCATTTGCAGCAATTAGTGGTTTTACTCCTATAAATAATCCAACAGGAAATGCAATAGATCCGTGGACCGGAGAAAATATATATGTTTCTTATTTAAAAAAATTAAAATTAATATCTCATAATTATCAAGTAGTTGATTTTGGTAATTTACATCACTTACTTCATGCTGCTACTGCTTTTTATAGATCTGAATTTGAAAACTCTATTGCAATTGTAGTAGATGGATCAGGTAGTCCTATGGATGGGTTACAAAACATTGAAGCTGAAAGTATTTACGAGTGTTCTTATCCTAATTCTTTTAAGCCTTTATATAAAAGAACTATGAGTGAAGGAGATACATCTTTTACAAAAGAAAATGACTGTATTTATTTTAATCATCCAGCCCCAGGTATAGGAGCTATGTACGACATGATAGGATGTATTTGTGGTTTTAAAATATTAGATTGTGGAAAGACAATGGGTCTAGCAGCTTATGGAAAAAAAGATGTTTCTTTATATAATTTAATTAAATATGAAAATGATTTTCCCATTGGAGATTATGATATTATTAATTTTACTCCAAGAAATAATCACTTAGGTTTTTTTAATTTTAAAGAAGATAGTTACCTGTTAGGAAAAACAAAAGAAAATTTAAGTTATGCTATACAAGAACAATCAGAACAGGCTGTATTACATTTAATTAATAAAGCTAAAAAATTATCTAATTCTAAAAACATTGTTTTGTCTGGTGGGTTTTTTCAAAACTGTAAAGCTAACTATCGTATTGTTAAAGAAAACCCTGACTATAATATTTATATAGAACCACTTTGTTATGATGGAGGACTGTCATTAGGAGCAGCTTTACTTCAATTTCATACAGTAACTCCTAATGGTAGAATTAAAAATATAAAAGAAAAAATTAAAATAACATGATTCACGAAGTAATAAGATTATTAAAAGAACAAAAAGCTGTAGGATTAATTCAAGGAGCATCAGAAGCAGGTGCCCGAGCATTGGGTAATAGAAGTATTTTATTTGACCCTAGAAATCCAGAAGGAAAAGATTTAGTTAATAAAATTAAACAACGCGAATATTTCAGACCTTTTGGTGCAAGTTGTTTACATGACAAAGCAGAGGAGTATGTTGATATGTATCCTTTAAAAGAATCTCCTTATATGCTATACGCTTTTCCAGTGAAAGAAGAAAAGAAAAATATAATACCAGCTGTAGTTCATGTAGACGGTACGTGTAGAATGCAAACAGTAAAAAAAGAAGACAATAAAATATTGCATACTATTTTATCTGGGTGGTACCAAGAAACAGATGTGCCTGTTTTATTAAATACAAGTTTAAATGCAGCAGGAGAACCTTTAGCATATGTTCCATTAGATGCTTTTATTGATAATTTAAATTATATTTATTTTGCAGACGATAAAAAAATATTAGATAGGAAAAATGACATTAAAAAAACTTGATATACTTTCGATAGACTTTGATTGGATAACTAACTTAAAACAACAAGAAGAGTTATTAAGTTTTTTAATACCTATAATTTATAAAAATCTAGATGTAGATGTAATAACTGCATATTCGCACAAAAAAATTTATCCATTGTTTGCTCACGGCTATGAAGAATATAATTTAATAAACATAGACCACCACCATGATTTTCATTATCAAAAAAATTTACATGTTATAGATGAAGGAAATTGGTTGTTTCATTTATCAAATATATTTCAAAATAAAATTAATTACACATGGATATCTAATCCTAATTCTAACCACATTCATTTAGATTATCTTAAAAATTTAAAATCATTTAATTTTGATCATAATATTAGTTACATAAAACAAAAAAAATTTGATAAAATATTTATGTGTTGTAGTCCTGACTACGCTACTACTCCTGAAGTTATTACTTCATATAAAATTATAGAAAGTATATTAAATGATAAACAATAACGACGAAACAAAAATAAAAGACAATTTATTTGATAATAAATATTTAGCTGAAATGTTAGAGCTATTAAATAACACAGATTTTAAACCTAATAATTTAGCAAATAGAAACACGTGGCCGTTAGGTTGGGCTGGTGCTACTCATAGAATTTTTAGCTGTAATATATTTCATAGATTTACTAGGCACCTAATAAAACAACATCCTGATTTTACTTTAGTAGAAATGTATGTTAAAATGTATGAACATTTAGAGAAAGTATTTAAAGTAAAACAACCAACCATGTTAAATAGTATTAATATTAATCTACAGTTTAAAGGAATGGATGGATCTTATCATAAAGATTTTGGTCCAAAAGCTATCTTATTTATGATAGGTGAAGAAGGAAAAGGTGGAGAATTTATTATTAAAAACAATAATAAAAAAGAAAAAATAAATTTTAAAAATGGAAGAGTTGTTTATTTTAATCCAACAGTAGAACACAGAGGTCTTGCTTTTACTGATCCATATAAACCAAGATACACAATTCAATTTTTATTTACAGAGGAGATATTATAATGATTGTACATGATTTTCCGAACTTAGGATATATTATAGATAAATTACCGGAAGAAGTTATAACAATTATAAAAAAACATGTAGAACAAGTTGCTAAAAAAATGAAAGAAGATCCATCACTTGCTCCACATAGCATAGAAGAAATATTTCCTAACGAACCATTTAAAAGAAAAAATTATCGTTGGCCTAGAGAAGACTATCCTGACTTATACAAAGTAGTAGAACCTTATATAAAAAAAATAAGTTCTACCTATAAAAGTTTATATAAATACCCTAACGTATTAATATCTGCGTACGATGATGGAAGTCAAAAAAATATGAATTTTGTTGAAGTAGACCAAATGAAAATGGATAACATATGGGTTAATTTTCAAAAAAAACATCAATGGCTTCCTATGCACATGCACAATGCTTTGTATTCATTTATTATTTATATTAATATTCCTTATAATTTAGAAGAAGAATTAAATCACCCTGATTTTCAAACAGCAAAAACAGGATCTTGTATTAATTTTATTTACAATAACGTTGTAGGAAGAATTTCAAAATTAGAAATTGCTTTAAATAAAGAATGGGAAGGTTCTATAATATTTTTTCCAGGTGATTTAAACCATGTAGTATATCCTTTTGTAACTTCAGATGGTTACAGAATATCTGTTGCAGGAAATGTAGTTTACGATGACGGTGGCCCAACTAAAAATGCGGTTTCACCAGACAAAAGTAGAAGAGAATAAAAATGCAAAACAAAATAGAGTTTATTCTTTGTAATAAATCTTTAGAGAATGCTATACCTTATCCAAAACCAGCGTCTCATTTTATTCCAGAACAATATAAAAAATTAGAGAAATTAAAGAATGGAGATGTTAATCGAGCTACTATTAAAAGTTGTATTCCATTTTTAGATGCTCTAACTTTTGGGTATATTATACCCTTTCACCAAGATTATTTAATTGATGCAAAAGAAAATGATTTTACTGTTTCTGCATCTATACCTAGAGAAGTAATGGAATACCATGATAAAGAACAACTTACTGAAGAAATGTCTAATGGAAAACAAAAAGCAGGAAAGTTTAAAAGTGAGTGGATTGTTGTAACTCCTCCAGGATATAGTTGTTTATTCATAGCGCCATTAAATCGTAAAGAAGAAAGGTTTCAAATTTTATCAGGTGTCGTAGATACTGATACTTACCATAACACTACTAATATTCCTTTTCTTAATAATAGGTGGAATCAACAAACTTTAATTAAACAAGGAGAACCTATGGTTCAAGTTATTCCTTTTAAAAGAGAACCTTGGAAAATGAAAACTGGTTTTAGATGGTTTCAAGACGAACACACCCTAGCTATTCATAAACTATTAACTTCTATGGTAGACAAATACAAAAATAAATTTTGGAGAAAAAAAAGTTATAAATAATGATACAGGTTGTAGATAATTATTTTAAACCTAATCACTTACGTTTTATGTTAAATTTATGTGATCAGTTAAAACTAAAACCTTACTCTACTAACAGAGGACTTTACGCTTTTGGCAATAAATCTTTGCCGGCTAAAGTAAAAGAAATTAATAATAAATATCTTAAACAAAGATTTAATTTTCCTACATCTAAATATAATAATTATAGTGAAGTTATTTATTTAAGGAAACCCGAAAGTGTTCTTTACAAAGAAATACATAGAGATAATAGAGAAACAAAATTAATTGATGGCACTGTAAAACCTAAATGGAATTTATTAGTATTTTTAAAAGGTGATTTTAACACAGCAAATGGCACTGGGTTTTTTGAATTAAATAAAAATAAAGAATTTGTGTTAGATCGAAGCATAGGTTTTAAACAAAACAGAGCTATTTTGTTTAGATCTAAATTGTGGCATGGCTCTTTACAACCTATTCAAAAAGATGTTTCTTCTTGGCGATATACTTTTAATTCATTTATATCAAAATGAAAACACACAACATATTTGCAGATACTATATTTGAAACAAATGTTCCTTTAATAGATTCAGAATATAATTTTATTAAAGAAACTAAGTACATACCTTATTTATCTAAAGGTGGTAATGAAAGTGATGATAAACAAATTTTAAATAATATAGAATTAAAATCTTTAAAGATAAAAATAATAAATCAACTAACCATTTATGTTTACAATATTTTAAAAGTTGATCCTAAAATTAAATTTTACATGACAGGTTCTTGGGTTAATAAGTATACTTTAAATGACGGGGCGGGAGTGCATTGTCATCCATATTCATATATAAGTGGAGTATATTATATAGACGTGCCCGAAAATTCTGGCGACATACATTTTTACAAACGTTCGTCTTATTTAGCAGGAGGATCTCCTTTAATGTATTCTGAAGCAAATTCTTTTAATTCTAATAAATATCATATCAAACCTAAAAAAGGTGACTTATTGTTTTTTTCTTCAGATATGTTACATTCAGTAAATTCTAATTTATCAGATAAAGAAAGATATTCTATTGCATTTAATTTTTTTGTTAAGGGTAACTTAGGTAAAGAACCTTATGGAGTTAGTATATGAGATATGAATTTATATCAGACAATGTAATTAAATCTGATAATTTTTTACCCCCAGAAAAAATAAATTTTATTTACGCTGATCTATTAAATACAAGAAGTAATTTTGGCGTGCCTCGTTGGTCCGCAGATAATAGTCCAGAATCTGAAGTACAATCTTTTTCACAAAATTGTGGCAATACTGATTATTGGATTGATGACAAAAATACAGAAAAAATAAAAGCTCCTAATATTAAAGAACTACATAAATATTTTTTTCAGCAGGGTTTAAATTTATTTATTCAAGAGTCTGGTAAAAAAAGTATTTACAGTATGTTATACGAATACCCTTTAATATGGAGTATTCATGTAACAGCTTATAATAAAGGATCATATTATAGTTGGCACAAAGATTCTCGTATGACATTTAAAGGTTTAAGAGCCAATATGTTTACTTTTAATTACATGCTAAAAAGTAATAATTCAGATTTAAAAGGAGGCAATCTTTTAGTAAGAGATAGTGGAGAACATGAAATTGAAAGTAAAAATAATCAATTAGTTATTTTTCCTGGTTTTATTCCACATGCAGTTACTCCTATACAATCAGAAAAAGAAGTTCCATTTGCAGAACAAAGATTTAGTATTCAATACTGGATAGGGTTTAAAGAAGAATGATAGATATCCATCATTTATTTGCAGTAACTTTGTATACAACAAAATTTGTTGTACAACCAACAGAACATAAAAAAATTATTAATTTTTGTAATAATAGCGATGGTCCAGAAAAAGTTTCAATTAGAAAAGGAACTCAATATCATATGCATGAAAGCAAGTTTGATGGATCTGAAAATCTTTTTAACGAATTAAATAATTATATGAAAGTACATTTTAAACATAGGTTAATACATTTATGGTTAAATGTAGCAGAGGAAGGTGGATATAACATGCCACATCATCATGGTCTAATTACAAATATGTCTGGAGTATTATATCTTACAGAAAATAATTCAGAAATAGAGTTCTTGTCTGATTTTTTAAGAGGGGATAGAACATATAAAGTTAAACCTAAACTTTTTGATCTTTTAATTTTTCCGGCATACTTGTATCATTTTGTACACCCTTCTACTTCAAAAGAAAAAAGAATATCTGTATCCTTTAATGCAGAACCTATACCGTTAACTTAAAATATATTACTTGGAGATTGAATTAAAACAGTAATAGTTCCTTCAGGAGCTAAGTTTTCTGAATTAATTTGTGTACATTTAGTGAAAGAACCGTCTTCTTTAAATCTTAAATAAAGTAAATCTTCTGCTGCATATGTTTCAGGTATACTTCTTAAAGCTGATCTATATGTAGCCCAAGCTTGCTTAGTTGATTCGTCTAATGGAGAATCTGATGATTGGGTCCAATCTGAATTTTTTAAGAATGTTTCTCTAGCTGTTTTTCTAAATACATCCCAATCTCTCATTGATGCTCTAGTAGCGGCATCTCTTTCAGCCACAACTTCAGGATATCTAGAATCAAACCATGTAATGTATGGAGTTATAAAAGCTAAATCAAAAGAAGAATTTGAAGTTAGGTCATTGACTAAAGTTTGTAAATCACCAATTTCAGTAACTGAGTTCCATTCTGCAACTACAGAATTAACTGCTAATTCTGCTGGAGGATTATCTCCTCTTTCAGACCATTCTATTATTTTTTCTGTTCCATCGTCTTCTATTTTTCCATAATATCTGTTGTTGCAAACTTGAAATTTCATAAATATCCTATGTTTTTATAATATAATTTACCACTACGTAAGGCGAAAATGCATTACCAGATAAATTCCCTACCGCATGGTTATGAGATTGATCTAAATTACTTACTCTTCTAGTATAAAATCCAGATGGATAATATTGTGCAAAAGAAATTTGCGGATATTGAACAGGACCACCTGATATTACACCTAAGTTAACTGTGTGTTGGTGTGCTGATAATTGATTAGTAGTTAATTGAGTAGAAGCTGGGGCTCCTGTTACTGTTACATTGGCCGCACCACTTGATGCTGCTAAAGCATAGTTAGATGAATCATAACCTTGAGGCATTTTACCTTTAAGGTTTGGAGTGTTAAAAGTACTTGAACCATCACCCGCACCATAAGTTGTACCCACTACTGCAAATAATGCAGAATAAGTTGATCTTGAAACTGCTGCACCATCACACAATAAAAAACCTGTTGGCGCAGTTGTTTTTGGCCAAGGGATAATAGAACCTGTAGTTGTTCCTTCTATACCTGTTAAATTTGCTCCATCAAAATCGTATTTAGTTGCTTCATAATTTGACATATTATTTCTCCGTGTAAGTCCATCCTACATTTGAACCAGAATAAACTAATCCAAATGCTGCACCTTCAGTATTAACTACTAGATCAGATGCTGCGTTAGCTATTTTAGAACTATTTCTTCCTACTGTCAACGCATTACTATCAAACGTATATCTTGAATCTACAAAATTTACGATGTCACCAACAGCTGGCGATGCTGGAAGCGTTACAGTTACTGCTCCACCATTTGTGTCTACAAAAAGTTGAGCACCTGATTGAACTGTTTCTGCAGCAGTTATAGTTCTCCAATTTCTAGTTTCAAGGTCTTTAACTATGTTAGTTCCATCAGCATGACAGATATAATTATTACCTTCACATAATAAAAAACCAGAAGCACTTGTAACTTTAAAAGTTAAAGTATACCCTGCGTGATTAGTTCCATCTATTATATTAAATACTTTTTCTATACTTGCTGGAAAATTTACTGTTCTATTTGCGGCAAGAGTTCCAGTAAACTTTAAAGTCATGTTTCTTGCATTTGAAACTGTTCCATCAGTCATTACAAGAGTAACATCTCCAGATGCAACATCTATCGATTGAAAACCTGCAACACCTTGTTGAACAAGGTTTAAATTGTTATTTGTTTTTGTGCCCCATGTACCAGCGTTTTCACCGGTTGCCATCAGCTCTAATTTTAAATCTGAGGAATAACTTGATGCCATAAATTTTGTCTCCTAATTATTGTCTATTTATATTGTTTAATTATGTTTAAGTCAAACATAATTATGCCGGATTTCTTCTTGTATACCCTGCTGTATTGGTTTTAGGTGTTCTTCTTGTATACCCTGCTGTATTAGTTTTAGGAGTACGTTTTCCATAATATTTAAGAATTAATCCTGTAGCATTAACACTAGATGTTGCTTGTACTCCTGTTAAAGCTGCATCAACAGAAAAAGAAAAACTTGGACTTCCAACAGAAGATGTGGTGCTTAAACCTGTTAAACCTATAATCATTTCTGTAGGAGATATTGATCCCACAGAAGACGTCATGCTTAAACCTGTTGGTGATACAATAGGCGACTCTGTTGTAGACAATGCACCTACAGCAGATGTAGTGCTTAACCCTGTTAAACCCATGACACTTGCAGGAGAAATACTTCCAACACTAGAAGTCAAACCAAACCCTGTTAAATTTGTAATAATACTAAAATCTATGTTTACGGAACCAACTGAAGATGTAGCACTTACCCCTGTTATGGCTTGTGTAGAATCTATAACAAAACTTAAAGAACCAACACTAGAAGTAGCACTTAATCCAGTTAGAGATACCCCAGATATTATATCTAAAGTTAAAGAACCAATACTAGAAGTAGCACTTAATCCTGATGGTTGTTCTAATTTATTAAATGAATCTCCGTAAGGCTCTTCACCCCAACCATTTCTACCCCAACCAACTAAAGTTCCCGCGTTATCAAAACTTCCAAGTTCTGTTGTTGCGCTTACTCCTGTTGGTGTTACTAAACTAACTAATTCTGTTGCTGGTGAACCTACAGAAGATGTGGTTCCTAATCCCGTTAATTCTACAGTAACAACCGAAGTAGCTACAACACTTCCGACGCTTGAAGTTGCAGACTGTCCACTTAAAACTATTTCAACAGGACCTTGATCACCCCATGCGTCAGTGCTCCATGCCCACATTCCCCAAGTATTGTCAGCAACAGTATTTGCTTGGCCACCCATTCCAGAGTGGTTTGTACAGTAATAATAAAGTGTGGGTGCACTAACAGCAACTACGATTTGTGTGTAAGCTCCTGCTTGACCGGGGGTACCATTTGTGGTTACGCCAGTTGTGTATTCAGAACCACCAGACCATGTGCCATTACTTGTTGTTGAAAA